TACCCGCTTGTGTAAATAATCCATCACCAACCGCTTCTACTTTTGCTCTTTTTACATCTTCCTGCCTAACAGTATCCGGTATAATAATACCACCCACCGTTGTTTCGGTTGATTTGTCTAATTCTGTAAGGAGAACTCTATCTCCTAATGGTTTTGCTAATTTGTCTGCCATAACTTATTTTTAAAATTTTGAAATATGTCCAAATGTTGATTGCAACCAATCGTTAATATCTTTAAACGCATCTATAACACCATGTCTTAAACCTGCTTTTAAAAAGCCTTGCTTATCAAATTTAGGGGTTGGTTCATCATATCTACCCATAATTTTCATACGAAGATTACCACTAAATTCTGGTTCGGATAACTGCATCAATCTACGATTTCTTTCGCAAATTGCCAAATTACTTTCAAACAATTCATGTGCTTTTACTTTTTTATTCAATCCATTAACATATTCCAACATACTTTCGGTTGTATGATAAGTTTCTTCTGCAAGAATTGGAAATGCTTTAATAATTGATTTAATACCTAAACCATTTACACCTTCTATACTATCCGATTTATCACCATCAATCATTCTGAAATTGATAAAATTGTGTGGATGAATACCAAATTCTTCTAATACTTCTTCTATGTTATAAACTTTCTTTTTAGATGGTGAATATACACTCACATCTTTATTTACTAATTGTAAGAAATCTTTATCGGATGACATTAGGACTACTTTTTCACCTTCTTGTCGAAGTTGAGTAGCAATATAACCCATAACATCATCTGCCTCAATGCCATCATATAACATAATGGTTACAGGTAAATGTGTTAGGAGTTCTGCCAATGCTACCATCTGTCTACGCATTGAGATTTGTTCATCCTCCGGATTCATATCTCCACCAGTGATAGCACGATTAAGGCGGATTTTGTTTTTAGCTCTATCCGCCTTATATCCTGCGTAAATGTTTTGTCTGCTTTTTGCCCCACCTTTACCATCGAAAGTAAGAATAACTCTGGTAGGGTTAATTAAACGGATAGCGTAGCCGATACTTTTTAAAGTACCGACTATGCCTCCAATATGGTCACCATTATCTGAAAGATTTGGTGCTGTTGACCAAGAACGAATGAAGGTATTAAGACCATCAATAACTAATGTTTTAGAATTTCTATGTAAATTTCCAAAACTTTTATGTTCTTCATCTATTTGTTTTAGTATATCTAAATACTTCTTATTAATCTGACTCATTTGCTACATCCGTTGTTTCATCAACTTCCTCTGAAGCGGAATTTTTATATTGTAAAATACAAACCTCACATATCCTACGATATATTTGGTCTTTTAGTTCTTCGTTTGTTAATATTTGTGCGAAATCTTTTGATTGGAATTTTATAACCTCACCCGTATCAATATCAATATATTCATACCATGCACCCGCTTGCTTTACCAATTTGTTATCTTTCATCACACTCAACCAACTACCGAAGTTATCAATACCTCTATCAAAAAAGATACTGAAATCTGCGTGTCTCAATGGTGGTCCTAATCTATTTTTAACAACTTGTGCTCTAACTTTAATACCAACAATTCTATCACCCACTTTTAACTGTCCCATAGATTTCAAACGTAATCTAACAGAAGCATGGAATGCTAATGCTTTACCACCGGATGTTGTCCAAGGGTCACTAAATGCCATTGCGTTCATTTTCTGACGAAGTTGGTTAGTAAATACTAAACAAATGTTTTGTCTACCAATCATATTCGTAATCTTACGCATTGCTTTTGAGATGATGATTGCTTTATCAGTAGCGTAACCATCTTTATCGTAATCAGCTTCTAATTCTTTCTTTGTAGATGCTGCTGCTACCGAGTCTACTACGATAGTAACCAATCTATTCTTATCAGAAGTTCTAATTTTTTCAATGATAGTTTCACAAGCTTCAAAGATACCTTCAACCGTATCTACTGAAACGTATAATAATTTTGAAATATCAACACCAATTGCTTCCAAAAACTCCCTATTAACGGCAGTTTCGGTATCAATCAATACGGCTACTCCACCTTTCTTTTGTGTTTCAGCTAGGAGATGGGCAGAGAGCAGAGATTTTCCACTCTGCTCTAAACCCGTAATCTCTGCTATACGGCCAACAGGCAAACCACCATAAGGTCTATTAGAGATTGCCACATCCAAAAGAGCGTTACCCGTAGATAACCAATCTTTTACATTGGTAGGAGCATCACCCCCACCATCCGTAAGGAAGTACGCAATTCTACCATCCTTATTTTGTTTGTTTAATGAATCGGCAAGAATACTTGCCAAATCTTCCTGTACTTTAGCCATAGTTGTAACCTATTAATTATTAAATAAATCATCAAATGCTGATGCTACATCATCTGCTTTTTTAGCAGGTGCTTCTTTTTCCCAAGGAAGGTCACCATATTCCTGTGTACCACCCATATCAACTGAAACTTGTGATTGTTTAGGTGCTACTGCTTTTGGTTTTGGTGCTTCTAATTCCTCAACAATTTCATCATCCGTAGTTGCCGAACCTGGGTTTAACCAATTTTCCAATACTGATTTTAATTCAGCGTATGATAACTCCTGATACAATTCAGTAATGTTCTTTTGGTTTTCCAACAATTGTTTTACAACCGCTGGGTCATCAGAAAGCTTTGTTTGTGCTGGTTTAATTCTGATTGCAGTTGTTGGATATGCTGCGTTTGATTCTTCGGCAGAAGTTACATCCAATACGATATCTCTACCGGTCATTGGGTCTGTAATATCACCGTAATCAGGATCAGCAATATATCCTAAAATGTCTTGGTAAACTGTCTTACCAAATCCCCAGAACTTAACACCTTCGTTTTCCTTACCTCTTACGACTACAGGTACAAAAGTACGAAGTTTTGGCTCCATCTTTTTACCCGCTTTCCAATCATCAGTATCACCTGTCCTTTTAAGTTTTTCTGCAAACTCAACAATAGGGTCAGGTCTACCAAATGACATTGGAGACAAGTACGTTTTGTTGTTAATGTTGTAGTGGAAATAAAGTTCGATAAACGGAATGTCCTTATTAAATTTGTAAGGAACGATACGAATTTGTGATTTTCCGTTTGCTGGCTTCCAAATGGAATCAGACTTTTTTGTGTTGTTTTGTAAAGAGTTAAATCTCTTTAGCGCCAATGAAATGTCCATTGTTTTTTAGATTTTAAGGTTTAAAAATTTGTTTTAAGTTTAAGGTTTATAGCTATATCCTATATAGATAAATATAACCTTTTTGAACTTTTACATAGTAAATATACGGAAAATTTCCCGAATTACCAAATCTATTTTGCCCATTTTCCCCTCTGTACCAATTGGGCAATTATACCATAAACTGATAGGTCTTGGTAGGTATCTTGGATAGATTCACCCACTTCATCTGGTTGTCCTAAAACCACCAATTGCTTCAATCTTTGGATTTTATCGTTAATTCTAAACCAAAGGCCTGTAAGTGATAATTTTATATCTTCTTTGGTTTGTAGTGAAGTTCCAACGGAGATATTTCCTGGTCCATAATTTCTTTGTTTTTTACAAAATGTTTCGTACATTTCGTCTTGAATTTTCTTAAATTCAACCATCATTTCGGGATATTCCCTTTCGCAAAATTCTACTGCTGATTCTTCTTTCATATAACCTATTTTAACGTTTCCAAAATTGATACCATTTTTTCTTTTTAACTTCAGGTTTTGCAAATGGCTGTCTGTTGTCCCAAATGTTTACAATTCCACCATATCGTACTGCCATCATTTGACAGAATATTTGATGATATTCTGGTGGTATTTTATCAAAATCTGCTTTTATTTCTACATCCAAAACTATTGTATTATTTTCTTGAGATGATAATCGTAATGTATCATGCATCTCAACAATGGTAGAACTTTTAATTACTAAATGACTACCATCCCCTAAATGAAATTCGCCTGGTTTTGGTTTAATTTTTGGTGCCATAACTTATTTTTTACTATCCCAATACATTTGTCTTACCTTTGCTCCTAATTCGGAATCATTGGGTGTGTCTAAAATTGTTCTACTATTAACTGTAATTAGGTTTCTATCTTCACCTAAATAACATTCTCTACACATTTGCCCTGCTCCCTCTACATATCCATGTCGGAAATCAATATGAGTTGTTTTTAATGTTGTTGTTTTTTTTCCACACATAATACAATCTTCGTAAATGTCATTTGGATTGCCTACTGATGTAACTAAGCCATCTTCACCTATTGTGAGTGGTACATGATGTTCTGCCATAAAATTATATTTTTTGTTAATATATTCGTAATAAAGATGTTGCTTTCTTCCGTTATAAAACATCCATGCAATATAGATATCAAACAGGTATTCTAATTTTTTTAGTAACTTTTTCATCTAACTTTTCCTTTAATTTCATCAATAGTGCGCAGGTCTCATACTCTTCAAAATCAATAAGTGTTTGAAGTTGTTCATCTAATAAATCTGCGAATTCTCTGCTATCAATTGAAAGTGTTATAACCAGTATATCATTTATGATTACCTTTGCAAAATCAACTCTTTTCTTTTTATATTTAATTCCGTAATCTACTCCTTCCACAATCGCTTTAGATATTTGCTGTCTATACGATTGAAAGACTTCTGATGGTTCTTCTACTATCAGTTCAATAGGTTGAAATTTTCTTTTTCTTGCCATATAAACTAATATAAGAAAAATATTTTAATATTCCAAATTTTCTTCAGTATTAAAACTTTTAAAAACTTTAGTTGGTATTTTTTTATATCCTATATTAGATGTTGTTAATATACAATTACGGAACTCTTCCCAATCTATCAT